CATATAACATAATACCAAATATATTCATAAAGACCTAAAAATGTTGTTAATAACATAGCAATCATAACATAAATAGTATATGCTAAAATACCATACATATTGTTATTTTGTATACTATATAATGGTAATAAACACGCTAAACAATTAAGTATAGTTAAGATATTATCATACACAAGTATATATTGTATACTTAATGCAACTAAAAATACATTTAACCAAGTTATCATGACCGAATCAAATAATTGATATTCAGGTTCTTGCTGTTGAATTCGTTGAGTTTCATTGATAGGTACCACTTCTAACGCGGGTGGTCTTTCTTCTTCGTGATTTATTCCTATAATGGGAGTTCCATCAGGTTGTCTAATTTCATTATAGTACATAAAAGAATAAATCGTGTTTCTTTTATGTATATTAATATTAGATGTAAAGGTAGATGTTATCTATGTAATAACCCACTTAATCCCTATGTAAAAAGTAATAATTGGCAGGTAAGAAATTTAGTTAGACAATATAGGAAAAACGTATCACCATTATATTGTTACAATAACACAACTTTCTATAAAATTTATAATTTAAAAGCTCAAAGACTTTGTTATAGTTGTTTTAAACTCGAACGACAAAAAATTACACCCGAAAAACTTCGTAAACGCGAATGCGGACAATATAATTATTTTAATAAAATACCTTCTCTATCTGATAAAGATATCATTAATTGGTTTCAAAGACTATATAAATACATTGATAAAAAAAATAAAGAATACATTTAAAAAATATATAAGTAAGTAATAGTATGTGTGACTCAGTATCAGGTCCAAACACAGGGGCAGCAATCTCTTTAAATGCTATAGGAAAACAAGATACTTACCTTATAGAAAATGATACAGAAAAGTCATTCTTTAAATACAAATTAAAACAACATTCGGATTTTAGAAAGTTTCATAAAAGCACTAAAGTTATAAAACCGGGCGATGCTTCACCGTCTTGGCCTTTTAACAGGGTGGTCAAAGTGACCCTAAACCCAAGAAATATGGGTGATCTTCTATCTAACATGTATATATCATTAACTTTACCTGCACTAACACAGACTACCCCACAAAACTATAACTATGCAGATCAGGTCGGAAGACATTTATTTAAATCCATAACAATGCGAGTCGATGAAATGATAGTTGAAAAGTTTCACGCAGATTGGGGTATTATTTACGATGAATTATATCTCGATGAATCTGAAAAGAGAACCAAAAGATATACCATAAATAGAAATGTTGCCGAAGATACGTCTATAGGAAACATTTCTTTATCGACAAAAACATCTAAACTTTTTATACCTATACCATTTTTCTTTTCACGAAAATACGAAAGTGATGAGTACGAAACAAATAAACCAAATAGACCTTATTTCCCGTTATGTGCTATACATAAACAAAAAATCGAATTCGAAATTGAGTTTAACCCACAATCATTTTTCACGGATGATCCAAATATTATATCGTTAGACTCTTTCGATATAGTCACCGAAGAAATAACCATAGATAAAAGTGAGAAAGTTTACATGAAAAATAATAAATACAATTTTATAACGGATGTTGTTAAGAAACATCCAATATTAGAAATAAACCCGGGCGAAGTTGATAAAAAAATTGAAATAGTTGCAAATACGCCTGTAAAAACACTAAACTGGTTTATCAGAAAAGAAAAGTTTGAAGATGAAACTATATCTCGAGAATCGACTCAAGATAATACAACTACAGATGGTTTATATACTTTTCATAATAGGTTTAATATGTCCACGCAGGATACGTACAGTATATTAAATGAATTCTATTACCCACCCATGTATTCCGCTAAAATACACGTTAACGGTGAAAATGTACCCAATATTCAAGATAGCGATCATAAATATTTTAAATACATCGTTCCCTTTACGAGTCGTTTATCTAGACCGTTTAAAAATATATACACATATGCATTCTCGATGAATCCGATTAATGTGGAGCCATCGGGAAGTCTGGATTTTACACAATTGCGTTCAAATAGAACTACGTTAGATGTAAAAATGGTACCTAATCTTACAGAAACATATAACCTTCACATGTATTACGTTGGTTATCAAACATTTACTTTTGAAAATGGTTTCATGACACTTGCTTATTAAACAATTGTTTTTTATGTTCTTTTATGTAATCAATAATCTTATTTTTTATACACCATCTAATAAAATTTAACTGTGCAACAGTTGTACTAATTTTATTATTTGTACCCGGTACAGTATAATCTATTTTAGATGATCGACAAAATGGATCAAATAATTTTTTACTGTACCCATCTAAACTAGATTTATAAGAACAATGAACACTAAAAATTTTACCATCACCCGTTTTATAAGATAAATTGTTTTTCTTAGAATAGTTTGTTATAAACCATTCAAGATTGCGTAAAGATATACCACCAGATTTATTTAATATTTGGTTAAGAATATCTCTATTATTTTCCTGTTCATAAAAAGTGTCTATAGAATGTAATAATATAGTCGATTTATTCATATTCTATAAACATGTACCTAAAACTTTAAACTATTTTTATAAAAAATCAAAGGGATTATCATCAATCTTGTTCATTGATTTATCTTCAATATAAGTTTTAAGATTAGTTAATACAATCTTACTTGTATCTTGACCGTTAACGAGTGATGTATTTTGATTTTTATGATTACTACAATAATCACCACATCCCTCCTGTTTAGGAGCCATACAATAGCAACCGGGTGTATAAATACCTTTTTTAGTATTACCACCTTTTATACCTCGACATATAGGGTCGTGATCTAAAAAATCTCGTATAGTATTGAAAGGTATTTTAGTCGCTATTGACCATGATTCTAAAGTATCGTAAATAATAAAGTTAGACCGCTTTTCTATATCATGTTTAATCTGTTTCGATGTGTTAAAAGTTAATGCATCGCATATAACACTTTCATGGTACGTGTTATCGCATTCAAAATCTATTATATCTTTGACATGCGGTCTTTTAGCTATGAGTTTTCTGTAAACTTTGCTAAGGACTTTATTGGAAGCTATCTTAATACTTTCGTCGATAGCTTCCTTTACAATTTTCGGTAAATACATACTTACTATACTTATAAGTAATCGTTTTTATTTTTTAACTATCTTTGCCCACATATCTGAAATTTTCCTCTGATTAGGGTCATTTACATTTTTATTTTTTTTACCCGGTTTAGATTTTGTTATGAGTTCCCCAAATATCTCCTCCTTAGCATTCTCAAATAAAGGTTCTATTAAATCACACACAGGATTCAAAAATTTATTCAAAAAATAATAAGGATAATCTACAGGTAAGTTATTTTCTTCTACATATTTTGGATCTTCTGCTTTTTCATAAGCTTTTGCACGTGGATCGTGAGTTTTTATAAGGATATACGGAACACGGTCACCGGACTGTGGTTCTGAACCCGGTTGTCTTTCTCTCATTTTGTTTCTAACCTGAACGTGTGATAGATTTTCAGATTTATACGAGTCACTCAATTGTTGTGAAAGTATCAATTTTTCGTTAGGTACCTCACCCTCTAATAACTCTATTGCACGTTGCATGGCAAGTGATTTAGGAGGTCCCGTATCACTACTCTCCAAAACAACATCAAGTAATTCTTTACACACCTCTCGCATATGGGGTGTATTATCTCGTCTAACCAATTGAAGACCTTTAACGTCAATATAGTCCATGTTCATATTACCATCTTTTCCCTGTGTCCAAAGTTTTGCCGCGTACCGTTTCTTTGAATACAAAAAATACGGACAATACACTTTCTCGAGTTCGAGGTTGTTTGGTTTCTTGAATAAGTGTGTACACTCAGATGCCGCGCGTTCCCCAAGTTCCCAACTATACTTAATAGCTTCTTCACCTTTACGTCCACCTACATCAAATTCAACCATTACAGAATCCGTATCACCATATCTTACCTTTGCACCCGGGAAATTCTCCTCGACGTATTTTTTCGTATCATCAATCATCATTCGACCCTTTCTTGTCACGGAAGACGCAATTGGTACACAGGGTAACATACCTTTAGACGCACCAGTAAACCCATAAACGGAGTTCATCGATACTTTATAAGCCAATTGCTTACCATTATACATTTGTTGAAGAGACCCCGTCGAATTTGCCATATCTTTCTTAGCTTGTTTTCTGAACTGTTTCAACTCTAGTAAAATACTTGGTAATAAACTGGGTACATTTTGTACAAACTTAAACTTACCAAACGTTTCAATTTCTAAATCGGGGTAATTTTCCTTATTCTCATACTTAGGATCCATTATAAGTGTCGAATAACACAAATTGTGGGCCATCATAATAGAAGGATACAGTGCTTCAAAATCAAGTGCAGTTATAGGTGTATAATATGCACCCTTTTGTGCTTCAAGAACGGTCGCACCTTCGTACCCTTCCACCATACCTTCACCCCACGCAATTGTTGGAACGAGGTAACCCATTTCCCGCGCTTTTTTAGTAAGTTGGCTAAACACTTTAATTTGCTGGCCTCGCTCTACCAGGTACGACAGAGGTACCCACGTCGCCTTTGCCATCTCAAGTAAATTTATAAGTATACATAACTTCGATAAAAGTCTATGTGGTAATAATGTATCTTTTATACAATATTCTGCGACCTCGCGTAATTTTACAGGGTCTTCTTCAATAAAACGTGCAAACATCTCTTTCGCGGGCATGTCTATTTTATTATCACCTAAATATAATTTAGACACGTTATCAAGTTTATACGAATCAAGTTTATACCCCTTTTTAACTTCATGGAATAAATCAAAAACGAACCTACCAGGTAAAGGTAACAATTTGAGTTCATTATCACCGAGTGCACTCGAAGAAAGTTTCTTCGGTTTTATATTACACGTATATTCCCGAAATTTACTCATATTAAAAAAGTTAGAACTACACCTTAACTTCTTAGCACGAGTGATGATATAATCCAAATCAAAACCAAATATATTCCACCCGGTTATTATATCGATGTCCATTTTTTTCATATAAACACTAAACGCTTCTAACATTTCACGCTCACTTGAATAACTCAGTATATTACACCCTTCTAAATCAGGGTCCGTCTTTTTATAACAAAAACAGGTTTTATCATACGGTACATCTTTACCGAATATACACAGGGATACTGCAATCTGAAAACAACAATCACCGTTTATATTTGCATCAGGGAATTTACCAGTCGAGCTATTGCATTCAATATCAAGAGAACATACAACAAAGGGTGCAGTTTCGGGATTATCTACCGGTTTTAACTGTTTCCAATCCGAACAAAATTTATCAATATCAACGTTTGCGATGTTATTGTCTTCACAATTATCACCAGAATCCAACCACCCAGTGGACTGAATACCACTCAAATGCATTAATCTCAGGACAGGATCCAAATTAGATTCGAATACTTTTAGTCGTAGTATTTCACCGGGTAAATTTCTTTTGAGTTTATACGAAGTACTACGACGTTCAGATAAAGTTTCAAATATAAGTTTCATAAAACTGAACTCCTCGTTATTTTGAAATCCCCACACATCCTTAGAATTAACTATATCAAATTCGATATTAAAATCAGGGCACAGTTTACATATTTTATCGTGCCATATAGTCGCCCATGATTTTGAATCTTGGCGCGGAAGTTTAACGTAAAAGTACGGTTTAAATTCAGTAGTAAGACAAACGGATTTACCATCACATGTCTTACCAAATATACTTACCAAGTGCTTATTATCATCTTGGTCATCGTTTGCTTCCCAGGTAAGAGCTTGAAAAACAACCATATTTCTTAATACGTTATAGCTCAATTTTTTTAATATACTATATTAATAAATATGTCAGCTGCTTTGATTGACCTCGTATCGGTCGGTGCCCAAGATGTCTATATCACAGGCGACCCCCAAGTTTCTTTTTTCAGACAAAACTACAAACGTCACACTAACTTTTCTATTAAACCAGAACGTCTCGACTACATCGGTACGTTCAAATCGAGTAATGAAGTTTCTATCCCAATCCGTTCCAAGGGTGATCTTTTGAGTTACATATGGATTGAAAATGCGGATATCAACAATAACAATAGCAACGATTCTCTCTTCAAATCGGCTAACGCAACATCCGATGATACTTCACCAACCGAATTTTCTTTGTGGATCGGTGGTCAAGAAGTGTGTAGATTGGATTCTCTTTACATTAACACTATCCATAACTCTCTTTATAACGAATCACAAGCGAAAGCGACGTGTGCCGTAACTACTCAGGATACAGGTGATAATGCCTCTGCAGGAAGTTACATGATCCCATTCTTTTTTAGCGAAGACTGGACTAAATCTCTCCCACTTGTCGGCCTTCAATATCACGAAGTTGAAATTCGAATCAAGTGCAGAAATGGTACGTTTGATGTGGGATCGTCGCCAAAGGTGTACGGTTCCTACATATTCCTCGATACAGAGGAACGAGAATTCTTTTCGCAACAGGAACACGAGCTTCTCATCACACAAACTCAATATCAACCAATGACCGAAACGGATAAGTCCGTCGATCTTACGTACTTTAATCACCCAGTAAAGGCCGTTCACATAGCAGCTGGTCTCAGAAACAATACCGCGTATAGTTTCCCAACCGCGTCCATGTTTATTAACGGAACACCACTTTTCGAAAATATGTCAGGCGAGTACCATAGAAATGTCGTTCCATCGAGACACTGCTCTATACTCAATAGTACAATCGACTCCGAACAAATATACACATGGCCAATGTGTCTCACCATGAATAAGTCTCAACCAACAGGGAGCTTAAACTTTTCGCGCATTGATAATGCTAAAATAACAATTAGTGGTTCAATTACAGCTACTAATGTTGCCATGGTTAGAGCGTATGCGGTCAACTATAACATTCTCAGGGTTAAGAATGGTATGGGTGGTGTCGCATTCGGTAATTAAAACGAAAATAAAATTTTATAAAGTACCCGTCGAACCAAAACCGCGATTAGCACGCATGGTTGGTTTTAATTCACTCACTTCTTGTACAAAAGGTGTCATACACTTTTCTAAAATTAATTGAGCAATTCTTTCACCTTGTTTAATTTCGTAAGGAATAGTCCCGAGATTAAATAAGTTAACTTTCAATTCACCAGTATAATCAGGGTCAATGACACCTGCACCAACGTGAATTCCATATTTTACAGATAAACCAGATCGTGGTGCAATTCGTCCATAACACCCGGACGGTACAGTTGCACACACACCCGTACTAATAATTTCTCGAGAACTTGGCTGGATGACCATATCGTGTAAACTATACAAATCATAACCAACTGAACCAGGGGATGCACGCGTCGGTAAAATAGCATCGAGAGTTAAACGTTTAATTTGGAGGGTTGTTTCAGACATTTTTTATTTATTTATATACTCAAACTTTCTTTAATTTATTTAATTGTCTCACAACTATCCATAAAATTATCAAAAGTATAACCGTTTGAATAAAAAATACATCTCCATTCGTTACATTATACCCGATAATAGGAATACGAATAATACCATAATCTTTAGTATGACATATCGTTTTTTCACCCCTATTATACAAATACTTTGTTAAGTCTTCTACTATTTGAGGACAATACCTTTTGTACCTATTCGTACTTATTTCACCTCCCATTATATTATCTTCATCCGTCCAAAACGAATTTTTATAATCAACCTTTTTATTTAAATTTTTAATACCATTTGTCTCCATATCAATGTGCGTTGAATGCTTATGGTTTATTATTTTTTGTGCACCTTCACGTGTAATAAAATATGCCGCTGTCGACCCCGAATACTTAGTATTTTTATCTTTTGTTTCAGGACATATACCATCACAGTGTAAACTTAGATAATCCCAATCTATATTATCAAGTTTCTTTTCCAAGTGAGCAACGTTAGTAAATAAAGGAAAAGCATCGTCTTCCATTATTAAAGCAACGTTATAAGGATCATTATCTAAAAAATGTTTAAGTGCTTGTATATGACTATACGTACACCCAATAGCAGATCTAGAAGCAAAACTATCGATTCCAAAAAGAAAATCAAAATGTTTTTTTATTTCGATTTCACTAATGTCATCATACATATACCCACTTATACGCGTAGGATATATACCAACCTCGTTAAGTTTATTTTCCTGAACCTCGTACCGTTTCTTTTGCGAATCCAAATTTATAACATATGTATTAAAATACATTCTATATTATATTAATATTATATTTAAAAATATAAGTTCAATACTAATTAATAATGAGTTTGAAAATTATTATGGGAAATATGTTTTCGGGGAAAACAACCGAACTTATACGACGTTTAAAAAGGTACAAAGTTATAGGAAAACGTATTCTCGTATTAAATTCAAGTCTCGATACGAGATCAAGTGATGAAGTTTTAAAAACACACGATAATTCAAAATTCGAATGTTTAAAAGTTAGTAATCTAGAAGACGTAGATTACAGCGAAGTTGACATTGTCGCGGTAGACGAAGCACAGTTCTTTTCGGGTCTAAAACCATTCGTTGAAAAGGTACTCATGGACAATAAAACTATACTCTTAGCAGGTTTAGACGGTGATTATAAACAGGAAAAATTCGGTGAAATTATAGATTGTATCCCACTCGCCGATAAAGTTTTCAAAATAACAGCTATGTGTATGGAATGTATGGATGGAACCCATGGACCATTTACAAAACGTATAGTGAATTACGAAGGTAAAAATTTAATAGGGGGTAAGGAAATGTATAAAGCCGTGTGTAGAAAACACCTTTAAAATTTAGTATATAATAACAAATGCACTTGAAAGAATTAAAAAATCACGTGCATGTGTTACAGGAAGAATTCGAAAAAATACCTAATACATTCATACGTGATGAACCTAGATTGGAAGGTGAATGGGTAGGATCAAAACATTTACAAGAAGTTGTTTCTTTATATAGAAAAGGTAATCACGGTTGGCTCAAAGGAGGACAGGATCACGTTTTTGATAAATGGATTAGTTGGCCTCTTATTTGGGACGGTAACCCTGTACCAGGTAATTGTGCAATATGTCCCAAGTCATTTGCTATACTTTCACAAATAAAGGGAATACACGTTGCAGGATTTTCGCTCATGAAAGGTGGTGTTACTCTAAAAGAACACATAGACGAGGTAGGCGAAAAGTATATATTCACGTACCATTTAGGAATAAAGTGTCCCGAAAAGTGTATATTACACCATTCAGAAATGGGTGACATAACAGAAGAAAATGGGAAACATATTATTATGAATGCTCGTAAAAAACATTGGGCAGAAAATCAGTCAGACGAGGATAGAATTATTCTGTATATGGAAATATATTCTTGATATATTATAACAATGAATAACGATCCCAAATTAACCGATACCCAAAAAGCTTTATTTGCATTACCAACCCTAACTGTTATATTTCTTGTATTGCTCATACTCCTAAACAAAAAAATCAGAAGAAGTCCAGGTGTTTACATATCACTCGCATTAGCGTCCATTCATTTATATCACCATTACACCCTCGTTAGATTACAAAATAAACTATAATTGTATATAATAAAGTATGTTTATGATCGAGGAACCTTATGGTATATCAGAGTTCCAGGCGTGGTTAATATCACTTACATTAGGAATTGTATTAATAAAAAGAAAACTTCGCGGTGAAAAATATATCAAGTAATAATAAATGCACGTTCGTTTACAAAAAAGTCCGCGTTTTGATAAAAAGTATAGAGTTACTTTTAAAAATGGAAGGGTCGTTGACTTTGGTGCAAAAGGGTACTCGGACTATACGAAACACAAAAATCCGTTTCGTATGCGTTCATATGTAACTCGACATGGTGGTTACGTTCCTTATATGGTACAGAAACAGACCGATCCTAATCTCGTTCACTTAAATATGCTCGATGTTACTAAAAGCGATAAAGAAAACTGGGGTAAAACAGGTTTTTATACCGCGGGGTTTTGGTCTCGTTGGCTCCTGTGGAGTCACCCAAATTTAGAAAATGCTAAAAAATTAATAACAAAAAAATACGGTTTAGTTTTTAAATAAATACGTGATTTTTAAGATTGAATTATACTCAGTCATCAAAATCATTCTTCTTCTGGTTCATCTTTCTTAGCAAATCGTTTTTTCGTATCCATGGTTATTAAATAAGAACAAAAGCACCACGAAACACACGAGAGTAATATTCCCATCAAAATAGGTGGTGGTTTGAAAGGGGAACTAAAAAGTTTCATTGATACTATGAAACAACACACGCAACTGAAAATTCTTTGTATTAATGTAGTATTATCGTACGTTTCAGTCATTTATAATGCACTTAGAAAAAATTATCAGTTCTGTATAATTTAGCCTGAAAATTACCAGTTTGACCGAGAACAGATACGGACTCGTTACCGTATAATTCTTGACATCCAATATCATCCATACAATCTCTATCATCTATCGTTATTGGGAGTGAATATAACTGATTACCTGGAGTAGTTGTGTAATAATTGTACCTATCGCGTCGACCTCTTACTTCTTTTCCGTATATCGGTAAAGTTTCTTCGTTGTCACCGACGAGAACACCCATTTGTTGAACATGACCGGGTTTATATTCCTTAATTGGCGGACTTCTATATTCCTTTTCCATTGGTATCTCTACTGGAACTTCAACTGGTACACGAACTGGTACTTTTTTTCTCAAAACGATTGGATTACGTACTTGATAAATTATAACAACTGCAAGTATAAGTAATGCAAAACTTAACAATTTTTGTTTAGTCTTAATCTTCATTTGTATATACAAATATTATTTCTTACCAATCAGGGTTTTAAGTGGTGTGAGATCTATTCTTTGTAATCTAAATTGAACAACCAACCAAAGAAAAAACAAACCACTCTTCAAAAAATTGTTCGCTGCTGTATCATCCATTACATATATCGGACCCATAACTTTTCCAAAAAATGTTTTATCCTTATCTTCACCAGTTATCGCCATTTCAAGCTGTGTCAAAGCACACGTATCGTCATTAACTGACCAATGAAAAAATATAAAAGGTACAAGAATTGAGTAAAATTCAAGGTTTTGTTTATTATTAGTGAATGGTATCACGAGCATAACGGCGAAAAAAACCAAGTGGATAAAAAATATAATGTTCATATCTATTAGTATGAACGAAGAAAAGAAACTGCCTAAGATATGGCACTCTCAACAGGAGAAAATTCTTAAATCATGGGGCGAAGCCGCTGCGTGCTATAGGTATATGCATTACCAGGCGTATTGTTCATACAAAAATCAAAGTATGAAATTCACAATACCACTTATCATAGTAAGTACTATTACAGGTACTGCAAACTTTGCACAAGAAACATTTCCACCGACAGTACAACCGTACGTACCATCGGCGATTGGTGGTCTGAATCTTATTACTGCGATAGCAACAACAATCATGCAATTTCTTAAAATAAATGAACTTATGGAAGGTCACCGCGTCGCTTCTGTACAATACGGTAAAGTTTCAAGAACAATTCGACTTGAATTAACTTTACCATTAACAGAAAGAACACAAAGTGGTACAAATATGATTGAAAATATGCGTGCTGAGTACGATCGATTAATAGAACAGTCACCGAACGTCCCCAAATATATAATAGATGCGTTTGAAAGAGAATTTCCAGATGATAATGCATTCTTCAAACCAGAGATTATGCATATCCAACCCATAACACCGTTTAAGGCTATAGCGGAAAATACTATTATAACCAAACTTAAAGATGCAGTTACTGGAACAGCAAAGCGCGAATTAAAAAACGAACTCGAAACTATTAGAGGTAATGTTAAAACAGCTAAGAAAACTATAAAAGCGGATATTGAAGGGAAACAACAACGTATCGATGAAATTTCAGATTTAAAAAATAAAGGTCTCGTAAGCATGAAAGGTGATTTAATGAACGAATTACGTCGTAGAACAGAATTAATGGAAGTCGTTACCGAAACACCTCCTGTAGAAGAGGAAGAACAGGAGGCTAAAGAATTAGAAACGGAATCAGATAAACGTAAATCGATATTGGAAAAGATTATCACAGAATCGCCGAAAGACGATTCGAAAGATAAGCAACCATAACAAAAAGAGCTAAGTTAAAGAATCCAATACACATAACATAAGGGAATATCTTCCTTTTTATAGGATCTATAACACGTTTTTGAAGTGCGTCATTATTCAAAACTAAATCTAATGCTTGATTAGTAAGATCGTCATCGTCACTGGACATATGGATTCTTTTATTACTATAAAAAAACAAAAAAAGAAAACCGAAATATCATTACGCGATAATGAAATAAAAAATCTAAAACGGTGTTTGGATGAAGGTAAAAACGTTTTCTTATGCGGGCCTGCGGGGTGTGGTAAAACATTTATCCTGCAAAATGTTTTGGACGAAACAAACAGTGTAGAAATATGGGATGAACCTTTACGTAAAAAAGATATATTTTTAGGTACATTAAAAAAATCAAATATGCACGCTTATATAGAAGATTACGATTCGGATATACACGTGTATAAAAATATTGTAGAATCCGTTTCGGAAGGTAATAACGTTACAGGTAAACAATTGGTAGTCACAACAAAAAATGTTTATTTTATGGATAACTTTACGACTCTAATTATACAGAGATTAAAACCGGAAAAAATAATTACTCTTAATCCAAAACATATCAATAGTTCATTCGCTGCACATAAATGTAAAGGTAATATTCACAATTATCATCACTATTTAAACTTTCCGTGTGATAAAGATGTTTTCCAGACACCAAAAGAAATTGTTACCGATATTTTATGTAATTCTAGTGACATAGATATAACAAACTGTATCCATGAACACGGTCACATTTGGTCAATCATACAGGAAAATTACCCAGATTCAATAACAGATAATTTTGAAAAAATAACACAAGCTTTATCACAAGCGGATAATTTTGATACGGAAATATACAATGGGGAATGGGATATAATGCCGTATTTCGTATTAAACGCTATAAAAATACCCAAAAGTTATTTCGAAAAACAAATTGATCCTGAAAATGTGCGTCCCGGAAGATTCTGGACTAAATACGGAAACCAAAAAATGAGACACCAAAAAATCAAAAGTATACAATACAGGTCGCCTATAAAAATGGGTCAGGGTGAATTTATGCTTTTAAGAGAATATGCAAAAAAGGGTAACGTTTCATATTTTAAAAAATATAATTTAACACCACAAGATTTTGACGTCATGAACCATTTAGCTATACATAATAAACTTAAACAACGCGAAGTTACAAAAATAAAAAAGTTGATTAAAGAAGAAATAACAAATTAAATCATATTAAATGACTACGACCACTAATACGGATGATGAAGAAGACTTTAAAATCACTCGTGTTATTGGTAATGAAATATTATATTACGGAGAAATCACTGACGAAGATATTCTCGAATTTGTAGAAGAGTTTAAGAAACTCGAAATTAAACTTCTTAAACAAAAGGCGGAACTTATAGGATACGAACCAGTTATACGCGTACACATATGTAGCGGCGGAGGCGATTTGTTCGCGGGTCTGAGCGCAATGAACATACTCGAAAAGTCTCGCGTTAAAGTTATCACGATCGCACAAGGTGAGTGTGGATCAGCAGCAACGTTCCTTCTTTTGGGAGGACACGAACGCCGTATCGGTAAGAACGCACATATTCTCATACACCAAATATCAACGACCGGGTTTTGGGGAAAATACGAGGAAGTTAAGGATGAAATGAAAATGTGCGACAAACTCATGGATATGGTTAAGAAAACGTACCTGGAAAAAACATCTATTCCAGATAAACAACTTAAGAAACTCATGAAACGTGACATGTACTTAAACCCTGAAGAGTGTATCAAATACGACGTCGTTCGCGGTCTTGACTAATATCGACGTAACGTTTATACAAACCAATAACGGTCGCAATTATTAAAAATAAACAGAGTGTATTCGCATTCAAAGGTATAACTGTGTTTTCTGGAGGTTTGAGTCGTTCCATTCGGCTATAGTCGACGACGGGTATTTTATCCGCCATTCTCTACTATACCTGAATAAAAATT